CTGCGAACCTGTAAGAGCAAACTCCGCTACGATTTCACTCAAATCAACGTGTATCGGAATCATTGTCGTCGTTATATATTATTCCACTTCCATCGTAATTAGGACGCTGCATGTCTATTAGGTGAGTTCTCCGTCCCACACCCTGTATCGGCATCTTGAGGATTTGAAACTGTCCGCTCTTCTTATCCTTACCTAACGAGGCTCGGATTTCGTGAGGCATATCAATGATGTGGTATTCCACCCTGTGTTTGTACAGGACTGAAACACCTGTCTCTGGAGGAACGTTCCCAGGAGCAAATCTCAAGCAATACGGGTTCTCGGGAACTATCTCATAGACTGATGGGTCTAACTTGATTAACGGGGACTCGGAATCCTTAAAGGTGTACACTGCCACGATACCATCCTCTATTGGAGCATAAGATAGAAAAACAGCAACCTCGTCACCTATCATCTCCCTCGCCACCAACATTTCCGTAAACGAAGCATATTCATCCTCTACCGTCACTCTATCAAAGTAGGAAAGGAAGTCTTTATCTTCATCCCGAACGGTTATCGCAGCCGTACCCATCAATTCCGGAGCCCATTGAACGTACTGTGTATTCCTGTTCAGACCTGTTACAAGTGCTTTGGTTCTCCTCGGATTTACGAAGAAGTATCCAAAGCCGTGACAGTTCTGACAATCAGGTAACGGACTGCCCGAGTTTCCCTGACACGGACAGCGTATCGCCTTTTCACAGATTATATCATAACCGTGCGCCCAAATAACCGAGTTAAAGTCATTCGGGCGAAAACTCACTTGAGGCTGTCCATATAAGGACTGCTCGGGAGCCTCTGATATAGGTCTTTGTCCTGCCATTATGCGTATCTCCTTTCATTATTAAAACGCTCATTCTGTGAGCGACTCATCTTTAACCGTGTTTCCGTAGAATGCTTTCTTCCGAGAAAAGGCTTCCGACCTTTTCTGGCTTCTGACATCTTCCTACGAGTTTCCTCGGAATGTTTCTTGCCAACATGAGCAGCAAGTAACTTCTCCTTGATATATTCCGGCATCGGAACCCCTTTATTCCACGGAGTTTTCCCTTTGTGAATTTTCGACATTTTCTGTCTAAACTCTTCTGTCACTTCTTTACCTGTGCCGTCGCCACCTGGAGTTGAATTGTACCCGTTTTTATACGAGTTAAAATATTCAATACAGGCTTTCTCAAACAAAGGTAATCTTTCAATAGGAACATCGTCAAGCAAACATTCCATGTGAAAATGTTCTTCGCCATATTTTCTAATCGCTGAATGAAATTGAAACTTATCTTTGTGATTCAACGACGCATATACGTGTTCATGAAATCTTCTCGAAAGTCTTCTTGAAGTTATTCCCACATATACTTTATCGTTTATGTCATTCCAGATAATATACAATTTCCCACCTCTTAGCATACCACGAATTTTATTTCATCATAAATTAACTTTATTCGCTTCACGGTCTCCGCAATCTCTTTTTGATATTGGATGATGCGTGCCCCATATCCTGCGTTGGTTGCTGATGATGTTGAACTGATTGATTGACT